TGGTTGGTGGATTAACTTCATGGACAAGCAATCATAGGTTACGAGGTTTGTCTTACCTAGCATTGAAATTTAAGTGGAATAGTGATGCTTTTGGAGGTGTTCCACAAGTACACGCATTAGTTAAAGGAAAGAAAGTATATAATCCCAATCTTGATGGCTCTATTACTGGTGGCTCTGGCTCTCATAGGAAAAATACTTCATCTACTTGGGCATATTCAGATAATCCTGTTTATCAATTATTAGATTATTTACGCAATACAACTTATGGAATGGGCATTGCTGATGGATATTTTAATAGTAGTTTTGCTGATTGGCAAACTGCTGGAGATGTTTGTGATGTAAATATAACACCTTATTCTGGAGCAGATCAAATTGACTTAATGGATAGTCATGCTGTTATAGATACATCTAAAAAAGCAATAGAAAATGTTAAAACTTTTTTAACAGGTTGTAGAGGTTTATTAAATTATACTTCTGGCGACTATAAAGTATTAGTAGAAACAACAGGAAGTGCCGCAATAACATTAACAGAAGATAATATTATTGGTGGTATTTCAATATCAAGTAAAAATAAAAATTCACGATATAATAGAGTATTAGTTGCCTTTATAAATCCCAATAAAAATTATCAATCTGATGAAGTACAATTTCCACCTATAGATGATTCTGCTGAAGCAAGTGCAGATAGACACGCAACAATGAAAGGTCTTGATGGAGGTATTTTATTGGAAGGTAGATTTGATTTTCCAACTATCACAAGTCCTTATCAAGCAAGAGAAATGGCAGAGATTATTTTGCGTAGGTCAAGATCAAGTTTAGATGTTTCTTTAAAAGCAGATGGAACAGCATTAGATTTAGCAATAGGGGATATCGTTAATATTACTCATGCCACCCCAGCTTTTTCTGCTAAACCTTTTAGAGTTCAAGGTATGACAATATCAAGTGATATGACGGCCAGTTTAACTTTATCTGAACATCAAGATTCTTATTATTCTTTTGGAACACAAACAGTAGCGGCAACAATACCAGATACAACATTACCAAATCCTTTTAGTGTTACTGCTCCAGCAAGTGTTACATTAACTGATGAATTAATTTCTTATAGTGAGGGTACTGCATTAACGAGATTAAATATTGTTGTTGGAGTTAGTACAGATAAATTTGTACAATATTATCAAGTAGAAGCTAAATTAAGTACAGAATCAACTTATAAAATAATAGCAAAAGGCACACAACTAAATTATGAAATGCTAAATGTTATTGATGATAAAACATATAATGTAAGAGTAAAATCAATAAATGCTTTGGGAGTTAGTTCAAGTTATACTTCTGCAAATAGATTAATAGTTGGTGCTACAGAGCCACCAGCAGATGTAAATAATTTTTCAATTAATATGCAAGGATCAAATCAAATGCAATTAAATTGGGATGCTGTTGCTGATCTTGATGTATCTTATTATGAAATTCGTTATCAAAATGTAACAAGTGGTGGTCAATGGAATAAATCAAATAATTGGTTACAAGTGCCAAGAACTAGTGGAACAACAAAAACAACTAATGCAAAAACAGGTGCATTTTTAATTAAAGCTGTTGATAAATTAGGAAATGAATCAAACAATGAAACAATAATTTATTCTAATATTTCTGGCTTACAATCATATAAAAATATATCAACAATAACTGAAGATATAACTTTAGGAACTTTTGATGATGATGTTGCCTTAACTGATTCATCTGGAACTAATTCTATAGTATTAGATACCATTACAGATTTTGAAGATACTGTTGGAAATTTTGATAGTGCAACAGGAGATTTTGAATTAGGAGGAATAGATACAACTTCTAATCCAACCTATGCTACAGCTAATATTGATAATGAAGGTTTTTATACTCTTAATTCTACTTTAAGTTTGACAGGAATATTTGATGTTTCTTTTACTAAAAATTTAACCATAGAACAAATTGAAGATCCATATGATTTATTTGATTCTGGAAGGGGTTTTACTAATTTTGAAGATGCTCCAGCACCTTTTGATGGTAATGATCCAACAAATGCAAATCAATATTTACAGGTTGCAAGTTCAACTTCTAGTTTAGGTGATTGTACTGTTTTTTTTAATATTAATGCTTCCACAACTTATAAAGGAAGATATTTTAAATTTAGATTAAAATTAACTAATAAAAATAATAAAGTTAAAGGATATGTAAGTGGAATATCTATTACTGTAGATATGGAAAAAAGAGTTGAAAGTGGAAATGATATTGATAGTACCACAAGCACAAAAGTTGTTACTTATACTAATGCTTTTTATTCTTCTCCAGCTTTAGGAATTGCGGCACAAAATATGGCAACAGGAGATACTTACACAATCACATCAAAAAGTGTTACAGGTTTTTCTATTACATTTACAAACTCAAGTGGAAGTGGTATCAGTAGAACATTTGATTATGTTGCTCAAGGTTATGGGTTGAAATCTTCAAGTTAAAATATTATAAGAGGTATATATGGCACAAGTTTCAGATGTAAGTATAGCAAATCAAGGCTTTTCAGCCTTTAGGACAGAATTAAATAATATTTTAGCGGCATTTAATACGCAACATTCTGGTACTTCTGCTCCAGCAAGTTTAGCGGCTGGTAGTATGTGGCTTGATACTTCTGGTGGTGCAACTTCTCATATTTTAAAATTTTATGATGGAACACATCACATTACTTTTGCTACAGTTAATACAACTGCTAACACAATAGATTTTTCTGATAGTTCAATAACATTAGCTGATGATTCAGTAACTTTAGCAAAAATGGCTTCTGGTACTGATGGAAATATAATTAGTTATGATGCTTCTGGCAACCCTGTTGCTGTTGCAACTGGTTCAAGTGGTCAAGTTTTGACAAGTGCTGGAACTGGTGCTCCCCCTACTTTTTCTAGTTTAACAATACCCACTTTATCTGGCTCAACAAATAATACTATAGCAACTGTAACAGGTGCTAATGCTTTGCTTGGAGAAGCTAATTTGACTTTTGATGGATCAACTTTAGCTGTTACAGGAGCAACAACTATTTCAACAACTTTAACTTTAGCTGGTGCTGGTTATTTAACTCAAGGAGCAATTACTTCTAGTTCTAATGCTGTGGCTTGGGATGTAGCTGTAAAACCAAATGCGTATCATTTAACAACAGAAAACACAACTTTCTCTGCTCCAAGTAATGCTGTATTAGGTCAATATATTTCTTTGCATATTAAATATGGTGGCACACATTCTATAGGTTGGAATACTATTTTTGAATTTCCAGCAAGTACAGAGCCAACAGAAACAGCAGTAAGTGCTAAAAATGATATTCATGTGTTTAGATATAATGGTGCTATATGGCACGAAGTAGGTAGAACACAAAACATGGCGAGTAGTTAATATGTATGCAATAGTTGAAAGTGGAAGTATTACTCAAACATTTAATAATCCTAGAAAATTAGTTATTAATGATATTCGTTATTCAACTAAAATTTATTCTTTATGGTCTGAAGCAGAAAAAAAAGCCATTGGATTATATGAAGTTGAGTATGATAACACGAATAGAAAAGATGAAGAATGGTATATAAATACTAATCAAACTTTAGCTTATGATTCTAGTGGTGATAAAGTTACAGCAAGTTATGGAACATCAACAGCTAGGGCTATTGCAGATGTTAATGAAGTAGATGATAATGGCGATCCATTACTAGATAGTGACGGAGATCAAATAATTACTAAAGGTTTAAAAACAATTAAGAAAAGAATGATAGATTTACAATGTGCTGGTATCTTACAACCTAGTGATTGGATGGTTATTAGAGCAAAAGAAACAGGAGCAACTCTTAATGCTGGTTGGAAAACTTGGAGAGCAAGTGTCAGAACAAAATGCAATTCTATGCAAACACAAATAGATGGTGCGGCAAATGTAGATGCTTTGGCTACTTTATTTGAATATGTTAATACAGCAGATGAGGGTGATCCTAGAGTTTTAGCAAGACCATTAGGTGAATTTCCAGTTAAGAGTTAATTAATGGTATTTCCAATATTACCAGCAAGAACACCAGATAGTGGTTATAATATAGATAATTCTTTAAGAGTAGAAGCTGACGATAGTCCAAAGTTATCAAAAACTGTTTCAACAGCAACTAATACTACAAAAATGACTTTAAGTCTTTGGTATAAATTAGGTGAACCAGCCGATATGGCATTTTTATCAAAATTTGCTGATAGCAGTAATCGTTTTCATTTAAGAATTATGGCTGATGGAAGTTTATTAGCATATAATAATGTATCGGGTTCATATCATTATAAAACAACAACAGCCAAATTAAGAGATTATAGTGCTTTTTATCATATTGTTTTTTCTTATGATACAACTGATGGTGCGGCGGCAGATAGATTAAAAATTTATCTAAATGGAACAAGATTAACAAGTTTTGTTAATAATACAAATCCCAGTTCTAGTGAAGCATTAAAAATAGCAAGTGATACAAGCAATCCTTTAAAAGTTTTGTGTTCTAATAATGAAGATGCATATTTAAGTGGGTATGTATCAGATTTTTATTATATTGATGGAGATAATAAAGCACCTACTGATTTTGGAGAAGTTGATGAAGATAGTGGAATATGGAAACCAAAAAGATATAGTGGTGGTTTTGGAAACAATGGTTTTAAATTAGAATTTCAACAAGTAGGTGTTGGTACAGCCTCAGCTTCTACAGTTGGAGCAGATACAAGTGGTAATGACCATCATTTAACTTCAGCAAATATAGCCGCAATAGATGTTACAACAGATACACCTACAAATAATTTTTCTACTTTAAATAGTATAAATAAATTTTTAGGATGTCTTATTACTAAAGGAAATTTAGAATACGATTCAAATTCAACTGGTGGTAGTTCTGTGGTTTCAACAATAGCACCAGCAAATGGTAAGTGGTATGTAGAGGTTAAAGCAGTAACATCAACAATAGCAATAGGTGTATCAGAAGTTGGTTTAATAAATTTTAACGAAAAAGGTCAAGGTGCAAGTAGACCAAATATAAATTATGCTTATGGTGGAAGTGTTACTATTGATGAGGGAAGTGCGGATTCTGAAGCATCTTTTACAACAAATGATATTATAGGATTGGCTTTAAATTTAGATGATGGAGAACTTATTATTTATAAAAATGGTACAGCTTTAAATTCAGGAACAGCTTATAATTTACATACAAATACGACTCATGGAAATACAGGATTTTCTGTTCAAACTCATACAGGAAGTGGTAATACAAAAGCCTCTTTTAATTTTGGAAATCCTGCATTTGCAATATCAAGTGGTAATTCTGATGGTGCTGGATTTGGTAATTTTGAATACGCAGTACCTAGTGGGTACTATGCACTATGTACTAAAAACCTAGCGGAGTATGGATAATGGCTTACACAACAATAGACGACCCATCAGCACATTTTCAGACAGCTTTATGGACAGGTGATGGTGCAACACCAACCATAGCTAATGATGGTAATTCTGATATGCAACCAGATTGGTTATGGGGTAAAAATAGAACAGGAACAGCAGACCATAATTATTTGATTGATACTACTAGAGGTACAAATAAATATATGTTTTCAAATTCTACTTCCGCAGAAATTACAAATGCGGCAATATCGTCTTTTAATTCAGATGGTTTTGTTTTAACTTCTGATGTTGGTTTAAATAGAGGTTCAAGCACTTATGTTGGTTGGCAATGGAAAGCTAATGGTGGAACAAGGACAACCCATACTGAAAGTGGTGCAAATCCTGGTGGTGGTTTTCAATCAAATACAACAGCTGGATTTTCTATTGTAGATTATGTAGGAACAGGTGGTGCGGGTCATGTTACACATGGTTTAGGTGCAGTACCAGAATTTATAATAATGAAAAATAGAGATGAAGCCGAAAGTTGGCTTGTTTATCATGTTGGTATAGGTAATGGCAAAGGATTAAGATTAGATACAACTGCCGCCGAAGATACAACAGCTAACCATTGGGCAAATACTACTCCAAATTCAACAACCATTGTTGTGGGTGGAAATCCACCTAATAATAAAGATGCTATAAACTATATTGCTTATTGTTTTGCACCTATACAAGGCTACAGTAAATTTGGTAGTTATGTAGGTAATGCTAATGCAGATGGCCCATTTATCTATACTGGGTTTAAACCTTCTTGGTTTATGATTAAAAGAACAGATGCTGTAAGTGACTGGTTTGTTTGGGATAGCAAAAGGTCACCTACTAATGAAATGACTGCAAGATTAGTTCCTAATGAATCCGCCACAGAAGGAAGTGCTAGTATGGATTTTGTATCTAATGGAATTAAATTTAGAAATGATGCGGCTGGAAGAAATGCAGATGGAGCAACATATATTTATATAGCATTTGCAGAACAACCATTTGTAACTTCAACTGGTGTGCCAGCTACAGCAAGATGATATTGTGGTAAATGAATATGACACAAGTAGATATTAATTTAAAAAACATTGTAATAATTTTTGGAATTGTTGGAGGATTAATTGGAAATGTTTTTATAGTAGGCAAACTATTCAATCAATTTGAACTACTCAAAGATGATGTAATGATATTGCAAAGCACAAATAATATTTTACCATTAAGAAATGATATGCTTGAACTAGGTTATAAAATTAAAAGTTTACGATTAGAATTAGATCAAGAGTTTTCTGAATAATGTTTTGGAAACCAATATTAATAGGTTTATGTATTTCAGCTTTTATTTTTTTTCTTTTTAGCTCTTTAATGAAATCTGCTTTAGCCGCAGACACCAACACAGTTAGCTCAACTGTAGTAACTGACAAATCTGTTCCAACTGCATCTGCTCCAAGTGTTGTTGTTAATAATTCTGATGTATGCAAGACAGCTACGAGTGGTGCTGTACAAACCCAGATATTTGGTATTGCTTCTGCCATTACTGTGAAAGATGAAAATTGTGAAATATTAAAATTATCTAGATCGTTATATGCTATGGGAATGAAAGTTGCCGCAGTTAGTTTATTGTCTACTGATTATAGAGTTTTTGATTCCATGCTTATGGCTGGAACACCTCCTCCAATTAATGGAAAGATAGGCTCGGAAGCATTAACAGAATGGAAATTAAATCCAGAACTTATTCCAGAAGGATCAAAATATTTTAATAAAATAGAATTAATTAAAACACAGGAGCAAAAAAATAATGATATGGAATTGGCAAAATTTCTCATTAGTGCTATGGCTTTGTATATCGGCTTCCCTATCATTTTCTAGTAAAGCTGTAGATTGCACAACTGACACCATAGGTCTTTGTTCTCCAACAATAGAAGAAATTATTGAACAATCTGTAGTAGAAGAAATTCAATATGATGCAAATGGTTATACAATAACTACTACAACAACAAATGATATAACGACAACAACAGTTACTAATGAAGATTCAAATGATTTATTAAATGGCGATAATGGATATGTAATTAAAAAATTTGAGGGAGATATGGATAGCGATTGGGGTGGTCAAGGCTCTGCTTCAATGCCTTCTGGCTCTGGCTGTGGTAATTTAGGAACTGATAAATGTGCTTCTATAACTAGTGCAAGTAATTATACTTCAACAATGGGAGTACCAAATGCTGGAACAACTTTTATTCAAACAGTTGATATTTCTGCTTTAAATATAACTTATGGTGGAGAAACTAATTATACAATCAAAGTAGATAAACAAGATGCACAAGATTCTATTTATATGCACATCACAGGAAAAAATGGATCAACAAATGTTTTTTCTGGAACTGATATTTTAAGTGCTAGTGGTACTGCAAGTGGGTATCAATCGTATGAAGGTGGATTTGATTTTTCTGGAAGTTTAACAACTGTCATTATTGAGATTGGAGGTAGAGATATTAATCTTTCTATTGGACCCTTG